ATTATCATACTTGGCCCCGTCATCGTTGTTCAACAACTTATCACTCCAATTTAATACATTGCATATTTGCTTTTGGTCGAACTTTAAGAAATCAAACGGTTTCAACTCATCACTTGTCAAGCTTAATCTTGTGAATCCTACCTCAGTACTTACTCCAGCAATCTTACTTAAATTCTCTGGAGACGCGTCCATCTCTTTTAGTTGCTCTTTTATTGATGCTGCTTGTTCTGGGTTCATTGCCATCCCTTTAGCGTGAATCAATCCAAACGCTCCCCCGCTCTTTAACGTCTTAATATTTAAGTCTAGAGCACTGTTGCTTGATTGGATATTCTTTAACGCGGCTCTCAATGGAGATTGTCCGTATAAATGCTCCCCCGCATCTGAGTAATTGGGGTTTGAGTATTTAATATGAATAACATCCTTACCATCAAACTCAATGTAAGATTTGCCCTCTGTTAATATATATCCATCAATAGGAGACTCAATACCTAATAGTGAGGCATTCTCTTTTACAACGATCTGTATTAAATGACTTGGCAATATATATACTTGAATAGGAGATCCTTGATTCATTCCCATTTCTGGAGACAACATATAGATATATGCGTTTCCGGTTAACTTTAAGAAAGTCTTATATAATGCAATAAACTCCGTCCAACTCTGAGTTGAGTTTGGAGCCTCCATTGGAAAAGGCATATCTCCTTTATCCTCAAACGCTTTTGTTTCTAATAATGCAATCTTTACTTGCTGCTGAATAGTTGGGTTATTACTTGATGCTTTATAAATAGCATCAATCTTTGACTTTGAACCTTTATCTTTTATCTTTTTTATGTAATATGGGATTGATGCTGTCTTTGTTGCTTGTTGGTTGATAACAGAGTAAACAATCGGATTTATATTATAACCTTTCTCTAAATAGGTAATCCTTTTATTATCGTACTCAGTATATCCTCCGCTTGATCCAATAAGAAACGACTCGTTGAAGTGATTTAGTATTGCTTTTTCTGGATTAACAAGACTACTCCAGGCGAGGTTGATTCTATTCCCTAATTTCATTATATTGCATTTAAAAGTATAAAAATATAAAAAATATATTTAAAATGTGAAAAACTTTGGAGTCAACTCAAAATAGTATCTCATCATTATTGAATCCCACTCATCCGGAGAGCGTCCAATCATTTGCTTGACAACGTCTTTTGATACTATTGCTATCTTGCCATCCTTATCAATATCCTTCTGTTTTACTTGCTCCATCTCCTCACTTGTTATTGTTTTAACTTGTGAGTCTGTCATAACCTCTCCAACTTCTCTCTGCACAATCTTTTGAGCCATCTTATAAGAACATTGGCTTTTTAGGTTGTTAAAGTTCTCATCATTCAAGGCCCTTGACCCATTTACAAAACCTTTGCAATATAAGAAATCAACAACACCTCCTCCGACTCCGTCCTCATCCGCTACAACATGAGACAAAGGTACACTATATTTTTGTTGTAGATCCTTTGCTCTTTTAACAACAACTGTTAAATCTGACTTTGGTATTGCATATCTGTAAATACACTTCCAACCGTGCCAAACTCTATAAACAGTATTATCCTTTCCTTTTCTTGCAACGTCAATAGTCATAAACTTTTCCCCCTCTGCTCTCACATGATTAGCACCCCAATAGTCTGAGATACTATCAATATCAATCAACGTTCTTGGGTCATCATCATACTCCCAATCCCCATAGTATAACCTTTGTTTACTATTTTTATCTAAAGATAGCAAACTTTCTAAATATGATTGAGGTAAATGTGGGTTATCTGTTGGGAGGGCCTGGATAAACTTTTTATGTAAGTCGATCGTTTTGTCCCTTGATGTTTTATAAAATTCCTTGTAAGTCCAATTCTTTGAGGGATTGCAAGTACCTAACATTTTAGGTAGTAACCCAAACTCTGTTAATTTGTATCTGCATCTAGATAAAACTATCTGCCAAGCCTTATAAACTATTTGGTTGCACTCATCAATAAATGCTCCGGTTATCTCTAAAGAACCCAAACTATCAAAGTTGGGGTCTGCTGGGTATAAGAATAAATCCTTTAACAATATCTCTGAGCCATTATGCCAATAAATAACATTCTCTTGACCGTTGTATTTGAATTGATCTGAAATATTTAATGCACTTGCTAACTCAAAGAATGTGTTTAAAGTAGTTTCTTTTAGTGATTTTAGTTTAGCACGACCCATTAACCAACGTGTTCCAGGATATGCCTGGCAAGACTCAATCAACCAAAGAACTCCGAGAGCAGATTTACCTCCTCCAGCAGCCCCTCCATAGAGTAACTCCTTTGTCTCTTTATCCTTTAAATAGTAAACCGCATTCTCTTGCTTTGGTAGTAATTGCATTTATTCGGGTTTGGTTCCTCCTCCTAGACTAACAATTGTTTGTATTGGCTGATCTCCTCCCTCGTGAATAGTTGTATTTTTATCACTATATTTTTTGGGGTTCATTTTACCAAGCATCCATTTTCTTGCATCAACTTGGAGCCTCCGGTGTTGGATCATATCTCCGGTAGTTATTTCAACTCCTTTCTCAGTTTCTTTTGTAGTGGTTCCCTCTTTAGGTGTATCTGCAATATGTAGTATCTCCTCAAATATTAAGTCAGCTCTTTTATCAGTCGCGCGCACGTAATGTACTGTTTTTTCCTCGCTTGAATCAACCCATTTATAAAAAGTTTGACTTGTAGGCATATTATCAGATAACAAAACTGAACGCAAGGATTTTCCCTCCTCTGCTATTTGTCTGCAAATCTCATTGAATATTTCTTCTATTTCTTTCGGTTTGTATGCCATATTTTTACACAATAGAAATCCTATCTTAATATTTACTTATATTAAGACGTTTGTTATTAAGGTATAAATATATAAAAAATATCTGAATATACAAGTTAAAGTAATTCCACATTATTGAACCTCTCTCGGAGTTTGGGTCTTGTCATTGATTTAATCGCTCCATCTTGGCGCTGAATTGTATCAATAGTCATAAATGCGGAGTCTTTACCGGATTGATG